AAAAAAATAAATAGGAGAAGGAGTTTCAAACTCCTTCTCTATCTTTTACTGTCTTAATACAAATAAACTATTAAGAAGTATATCTTCATAGTCTTCATTAGTTATTTGATGCTCAATAGTAGTTGATCCATCTGGATTAATTCTATATGAAGTATAACTAATATTAGATTGTCTAATTAACTCTCTAGCTCTTTTAATATCCATACTATCACCTCAACATATTCTGTCTATTACTACCAAGAAGTGGAGTCATTGCCATATATCTAGCCATTGCTCCAGCATGTAATACAGGATTATATGTCATAAGGAATCTTCTAAATCCTTTAAGACGAGATACTGGTACATCAAAAGTTAGATCATTATTAAATCTAAATCTCATTGCCTCTGTTAGAGTACCACGATTATCATCAACTAAGACAAATGGAATCAAATCTACTTTATTATTCCATCTATCTTCTAAATGAAGATATCTTACTTTAAGACTATCACATTTAATATCTAATAGATCTCCTGTAGTAGAATATAATCTCTTAAATGGAGACATCTTATTCTCAGGATCACAGATATTTATCGATTCCTCTATAATTGTACATAGATCGTCATAATTATCCCAATCTATTACAATACCAATCTTCTCTCCTCTAGGAGATAATCTCATTTGGTATTTATATCTTAAATTAGTTGTAAGTTTATTAGCTCCTACAACATATTCAGAATGAAAGTTTTCCTTAATCTCAGTATTGATTCTCTTAATTATATTATTAAACGTTACCTCCAGTTTAAATGTAAGATAGTAGTTTAGTTCAAAGATTTGTTCGACTACTTTATTATAATTTTCAAAGTTAGCCAATATATTCACCCCAATCTATTAGTGATTTGTAACGGCTATCTTAAAAAAATAAAACCCCTAGGAGAATGAACTCCTAGGGGAAATTGTATTATTTCTTTGCAGAACTAATCAAATGATGATCTAGATCAATCTTATTCAAATCAGGATAAATATCTGCATAGTACTTTGTAGTACCATTAACTACTGTAGATAAACGGATTACTAAATATTTTTCACGTCCTTGATGACGAATCAATTCATAACGTAATCGTTTGTTTGGATCACATTCTGGGTTGAACTCGGACACAAATTGTGCGAATGCTGCAGCTGCATTTTGATCACTCATTTTATAATTCAATAAACGAACTGCACGGACAACTTTGTCAGTATTAGATTCTTTAATTTTGATGAAAGAATCATAATCTACATAGTTTCCCAAGATATGTTCAGTCTTAGGGAATAATACGTTAACCTTTGTTTCACCTTCAGGTGGTACAGAATTTACTTCAGTCTTAACTTCTTCTTTTGGTTTATTAACCATTTGAGAGAAATTAACTGCAATAGATGTATCTTTGTTTTGTAAAGGTTGTTGGATTGCTTCTTCTGCAGCATCAATAATATCTACAGTTTCAGCACCAATCTCTTCTACTGGTGGAATATCTTTTTCCTCAGTATTAGGTTTTTTACCACAGAATACATAGTCAAATAACTCACCTAATTTTTCTGCAGCTTTCATGTTGATTTCTTGAATGTTTGTAGTTTCCATAATATGTTTCTCCTTTGCTTATAACACTATGGAATAATAAATAGGTGATAGATCATCAAGATCTATCACCTTAATAATATATGGTTATTTATATATTTAGTGTATAAAATATACTGTATTATTTTTCAATACACTATTCCATGTTAGAATTGTGTTTCTATACTTATTGAATAATGGTTTATTATACATCTTTATTTTAGTAAAGTCCATAAGCTGATAGTCTTCAAGGATACATACTAATTTACCTTCACGGAATATATTATTTTTGATATATAAAATATTATCTCCTTTATGATAAGAAGTATATACATCCACTTCTTGATTATAGTTGGCTTTAGATAATGCTAATCCACCATATTTAGTATTACCACTAATCCATTTATCGGCTACATAAGTTTCACCGAATAATTTACCTAATTTTTGAATTTGTTTAAATCTGTATTTAATAGTATTCATATTATAATCTCTCCAAACTTTTACTTAAATTACGAATATATTTATTGACATTCGCTAAAGCATCAGCCATAGATCTTAAGAAGAAATATATTGGTTGCTTTCTTCTAAATAATCTAATTGCTCTTTGCCTCATTCGTCTTCGCTTGTTCATATAGAATCTCTTTCATTCTATTAGAAATATATTCTTTATCTTCTTCTGATAAAGTATTATAAATAAATCTTATAAAACAATCATAATTTTTTGCAAGAATCCTACATTTCTGACGAGTGCGGTTATTTCTATTCATTTTCCTCACCTAATAAAGATGACACTTTAGGATCTTTTAATAACTCTTCTGGAAGATTAATACCAATCAACTTAAGTTTTTCTAATGATTCAGTATTCATTGCTTCTAATTTTTCTAACGTATGTAAACACGTATCGTTATTAGCTTTAGCTTTATTTCTTGGTCTATTATTCATTGTCTTCTCCTTCAGTAATAACTGATAGTATATGAATATTATTAAGATGAACAAGAGCATTATTCATCTTAATAATTTCAGTACAAAATTCTAGAAATGGTTTCCTATAGGATTTCATTTTAGAATTATAACAAGCTAATCTTATTAGATCAGGTAAAGTTGTATTAGCTATAAGATTTTCATTAAGTTGCTTAATTCTATCAGTGAATGTTTTAGTTATAACTATACCTTCATTAGTAATAATACTATCAGCATATAGTTTATATGCTTTAATTAGATTCCTATATCTACCATTCTTTTTATATAGATAGGTATCTTTTATAAGTAAATCTTTAGATTCCATCTTTATACCCATCCTTAGAATAATCTATAACTGCATATCCAGCATCATATTGCTTTTTAACAGATTCTCTAATCTTAAATAAGTCATCAGCTTTCTCTTGTAAAGTATTAAGACTAATCTTAATCTCTCTACATTCAGTAGCATACTTACTAAAGATAGGTTTCTTAGCATTATAAAATCTGGATATTGATCTAAACCCATCATCCACTACTTCAATGCATTCTGTATTAGGATTACGAGTTCGACCTAAAGTTTGTTTAGCTAATATCTCTGACTTAAATGGTTCAGCCAAGATAATAGTAGCTTTTAAATCTCTGATGTCTAATGCGGCACCAGCAGATTTAGTTGTTGAAAGTATAATAGTCTTACTAAGTTGCTCTTGTTTAATCTCTTTAGGAATAGCTGAAGTATAGACACCGATATCATCTTTGAATTCAGGATAATTATCCTCAATCCAAGCTTTAACGATATCTATAGCTGATATAGTACCAATATATACAAGTACTTTACCGCCTATCTTCATGATCTTATCCATAACTATATACATCATATCATAGAATTGATTATTACAAACTATATAATTTGTATAATTATTTCTATTTAATCCATATACTTTGTTAGAGCATTCACTTATCTCTTGTGGAGTTGGTCTACTATTAAATCTTAATGCAAGATAAGATGTATGAGGATCTGTATCTTCATCAAATAGATTTATACTAGGAATATTTCTAAAGTATAGTCTATATATAAAGTTTTCAGTCTCATCAGATCTGCCTGGTGTTGCAGTAAGATATAATGTCTTCTTAGTATTAGTATAGAAGTCAATCATACAAATATTATCAAAGTTAAGATGTGCTTCATCATATACTTTTAGATATACTTGTAGTTTCTTGAATAGTTCACTAATCTTATCCCATCCATTATTATTACCGAAGTTTTGTAATGTAGAATGAGTAACTAAGAATACTTTATACTTAGATATATCAGTGATACCATTTAATATCTTATGAATACCAACTGATCCATTGATTACTAATACTTCTCTATTTTGATCTAGATCTGTATATTCACCAATACAATTTCTCCATTGATCTAACCAACCTGTAGTAGATGCAATAACTATAGTTCTAGCTCTCCAATACATTAGAGACGCTATGGTTACATATGTCTTACCTTTACCAGTTGGTAGATTTATAGAAAGTTGTCCACTATTTTGATTAGAGTAATATTGACCTTTACCTAAGATAAAATGTAAAGCCTCTTGCTGTACATCATCTCTAGGAAGATACCTAATCTTTATAGGTGGAGTTTCAAAGTAAGGATCACTATTATAATCTCGTACAGGTTCTTCATTATCAAAAAACTTCTTTACGAAATATAAATCTAATCCCCTAGGGAGATAGAGAAGTTTATTCTCTGCGTCATATGACATCCCCTTATAACTTCTAGTGAAAGTAATTCTATCAAATATAGTAAAATAAGATTCCAGTCTAGGAGCGTCTCCTAGACTGTAATCAGTAATTACTATAGATGAATTACGTAAGATTATCTTATTCATAATCTTAAATATCCTCATTCACCAATGCATCAGTAAGCTTACGTTCATTCTTAATATCTTTATTAGTTAAGCTTGGCTGATTCATAAACAATTGTGGCTGTTCTTGGAAGAAGTAATCTATAGTAGACGGAGCTGTCTTATTATAAGAAGATGGATTCTTCAAGATACTAGCCAAGTTTTGGAAGTCTAATGTCTTAGTAATAGAAGGATTTTCATATAATGCCTTAGTAAGTGGAAGTAATACATAAGGTTCATTTACATTATTCCAGTTAGGCTTATCAAAGATATTATATGCACTTCTAATTTGATTAGACAAGATTGTTTCAGTATGAATAGTATGCTTAGACATACCACCATTTAGTAAAGCTCTCATAAACTCTTGTGCTAAATCATCTTTAGTAAACGATGTTGTTACAGCCGCTTTATCTAAGATATCTTTAATACGGTTAAGAGTTTTAGAGAACTCATTATTCACTATAGGAGTATAGAAAATAGTTTGATCATCTTCTTTAGCTAATACTGCTAATGGGATATTGATTTCACCTTCATCAGTTTGATAGCGTTTCATATTAGTTAATCTAACTAATGCTTCAGAAAGATAGAATTTATCAATCTTATCGATTTCGATTGGGTATTCTTCTTTATGATCAATGATAGCAAACTTATTCACATAATCATTATAGTCAAGAACTGTGTTAGTTGTATCATCAACATCATCTTCATTGTCCTTAAAGATCTCATCTATATGGAATCTTAGATAGATATCATTATAGTTTCGATCTTCAATCAATGAGATAGTTTCTGCAGAACGAACAAAGTTCTCTACAAACTTAATTGGTAATTCAATATCAGGAATATCTGTTACCAATACGTGTTTAGCTGATAATTGTAGTTGTGTAGTACTAGCCGTAATATCTTCTGATGGATATTTACCTACATCGATATCTCTATTGATGAAGTATAAGTCTCCATAACAGTATCTACAAATCCCATGACCTTCAGAATGAGACTGACAAGTAATAGGACTTCTAGTATAAATAGTTTTACCAACCAATTGAGTATCAGATTCCTTAATAGGACCCATATCAAAATCATTTAATTGGTCAAATCTATAATACTTACCAACTAATAAGCTAAGCTCTTTAGCATCTCTAACATCATATCTAATGAAGTTGCGAGAAGAGCATTTAAAATGTGGATCTGGATGCAAACGTGTACCTTGGTTGTTTAGACCAATCTTACGAGCCATTGCACCAGAAGAACCTACATTGATTTTTGAAATGATTTGTGCTGTACGACCAGCTGAGGATTCAATAAAGTAGTCCATCAAATCAATTACACCGCCATTAATATAACTATTATTAATAACGTGTGGGAATACACTACCATTACCATCTGGTTTAGTACCAATAGAAATAGCATATTCTTTAAGCTGACGAATATTAATACTTTCATTAGCTCTAAATGCATTAGTATAGATATGATCATATCCTAGAATGTCTTTAGACTTCAATACATAATCACGTACTTTACCAATACACTCCATACCATATTCATTAGCTTTCTGTAAGTCTACTTTAGACATATCAGGATGCAATAAATTATAGTATTCTGGAATTGCATTCATCATTAATACATCGTCTTGTAGATTGATGCTGTTTACAAATAAGTCTGCAAACTCATCAACTCTAGCAATATAATATAATGCATCTGCAATCATATTATTCTTAGTTAAGAAATCAATATCTTCAATATGGACTTTGATAAAGAATTCATCAATATAATTCTTAATAGTCTTAGCAGTGATTTCTCGTTTAAAGAAAATATGTTTTGGCTCAATCTCATCATCACTCTTGATAATAAGAGACCATAATATTAGGTTAAGCCAATAGTCTGGAATAGTTAGACCAACTTCATGACCACCAATAATTAAATTGATCTTAGCCTTAGATAGGCTAGGATCATCTATACCATCTCGTAATATACAGTGAATTGCATCGAAATGGTTAGACCAATTCTCCTTCTTAATTTGTTGATTTACATCTACTGTCATTTCTCCTTTGCTTTTAACGAACTCATTGTAAATCCAATAGTTTTCATAATTGACGATAGTATCAAACATCGAGAACCTCCTGTGATATTACATCAAATATATTATTCTACTACTATAATATATATTCATATGTAAAATTCACTGTAATAAATAAAACCGGTATAGGATCTTTAAGACCCTATACCGAGTGGTTTTATTATTTTTTTGGAGTTGGTAAATGTTTAGAAGATTTAGCAGTTTTGATGTACTCAACTTGAGATTTGCGAGCTACACGAACTGCTTGGTTATTGTATTTTTGAACGATCTTTTTAATCAAAGCACGTTCGATAACACGGTTTTTAACCAATTTAGTCCAGAGTGGATCTTTCTTTTGTTTAGCGATTTGGAATGCAGCCATTTTTACACGGCGAGCCAAGTCGTCATTTTTGCTTAAGCGAACCAAAGTCTTTTTGTTCAATACGGATTTTTCTACCAATAATTGAGCTTCTTCGGATTCAGTGAATGCAATACGTTCATCTTGAGGCAATTTAGAAGCCTCAGCATAAATCATAGCTTCAAGTAAAGCATTAGGGTTGGCAAGATCTTCACCAAGAACACCTTGTCGGTTGTTTTCATTGAAAAACATGTTTTCGTCCTCCTTGGAGATTATTTTATTTAAATATATTTAAAAACGAAAATAACGTTTTATTAACTTAATGTTATTCGTATGAGCTCATATTAGCAAATAAAAGTGCCTAGGACATCATGATAGGAGGAATATAATTATGATAAACTACGAAGAACTTGATAAAATTATAGCCGTATCTAAATATAGAGAGCAAGCTAAAAAGAATTTAATGATTAATTTCCCTACCCTAACTGAGGGTGAAGTTGATACAGCATTAGATATCATTCTATCTAATGCATATACAAAACGTGAATGTGTTTTACATAATAACTATACTGAAGAAACAGCTGAGACTGATGTGGCTGGAATCAGTAATTACATATATGAAAAGACTCCAATCATGGTAGCTAATGGATGTCTATTCAAACAATATACAAAAGAGTTAACTCCGATGTATAAATTGATAACTTCATTTACCGATAATCGTTCTAAGTTTAAGAAAGAAATGTTTAAATACGAGAAGGGTACAGAGAAGTTTAATAAATACAATATGCTTCAAATGTTAGCTAAACGTGATAATAACGCTTTATATGGTGTAATTGGTAACTATAGTAGTGCATTGTATAACTTATATGTAGCAACTGGTATTACTAGAACTGGTCGTGCATTGATTAGTCATGCTATTACATTCTTTGAAAGCTTCTTTACGAATAATGTAAAGTTTCATTCTATTGATGAAGCAATTACATTTATCAATCGTGTAGATTCTGAGAAATCTATTTATCCATCTGCTTTAGTATTAGATAAAGATATAGAAGTTGAAGATGTATTCTATAAAATTATGGATACATTCGATAGAGATTACTTTGATGATGAATCAATCAATAAAGCTATGAATATCGTTTGGAGTCTATTGATTAACTTATCTCAAGAGACTTTGAATAAACTCTTCTATAAGAATAATGCTTTACAATTCTGTGATAATAAATATATGAAAGATTATATCGTATTGACATTATCTAAACTAGATGAAGCATTCGTAGATCCTAATCATCCACCACAAATCATTAAGGATAATTTAGACCACATGTTTGAAGTCCTTAAAGAATGGTGTTATATGAGATATATTGTAGTAGATAAGATTGATCGTTCTGCTACAATGAAACGTGATATTAGTATCATTACAGATACTGACTCAACTATGCCATGTTTTAATGGTTGGTATACATTCGTTCTTAGAGATGTATTGGGACCAATTGATAAATCTGGTATTAAACTTATGAATCTTCCTGAAGTAGAACCTGTGATGGAAGAAGATAGAGTTTATAATTTTGGAACTGGTGAGATTGAAACTAAGATGATTAATGTAGCTACATCTAGCAATAAAGAACCATTGCGTTTCAGTATTATCAATATCTTATCATATATTGCTGGTAGACTATTACGTGAACACTTTGATTTAGTAGCAGAGAATTATAATACTAAATCAGAATTCAAAGAATGTCTTATTGCCATGAAGAATGAGTTCTTATTTGGTAGAGCTTTATTAACTGGTGGTAAGAAAAACTATGCATCTAAACAAGAATTACAAGAAGGCAATCTAGTTCCATCTAATAAGATGCTTGATGTTAAAGGTTTACCAATCAATAAGTCTACATTGAAAGCTAAGACTCGTGATGCATTGAAAGATATCTTATTTAAGAAGATTCTTAATGTAGAAGAAGTAGACCAAATGGATGTATTGAAATCATTAGCTCGGGTAGAATATGATATTAGAAAGTCTATTGAGTCTGGTGAGAAAGAGTATTATAAACCAGCTCAAATTAAATCATATGCTAACTATGATAATCCAATGCGTATCCAAGGCATCAAAGGTGCATTGGTTTATAATGCATTAAGAGATGAAGGTACTGAAGCAATTGATCTAACTATTCGTAATGCAATTGATATCATTAAGGTTACAATCAATAATAGTACTTTATTATCTTTAATGGACTCTGATCCAGTGTTATATGAAAAGATTAAGAAGTTCTTAGATGAAAATCAAAATGATTATAAAGGTGAGATTACTAGTATCTCAATTCCAATTGATGCGGAAGTTCCTAAATGGATATTAAAGTTTGTTGACTATAATGATATCATTAATGACAACTTGAAAAACTTCCCATTAGAATCTATTGGTATTACTAAATTTGAAAAAGATAAAGTAAACTATACTAATGTGATTAAATTCTAAGATATATCCCCTATAGAGTTCAACTCTATAGGGGAATTCTTTTATTAAAATTTAACTTTCTCTAATTTAGTTTCTGGCATAGTTAATGTCATAGCATATATAGCTTGGATAGCTTCTTTTGCTGTAGAGATAACTGGGTTACCACCTAGATTAATAAAGTGGATATTAGTCTCTAATTGCTTTTTAAGCTCAGCATTTGCTTCATCAGTGTATACCCCCTTGATGGTTACCATATCACCATCATAGTCACCACCGATGCTATCAAGATACCCATTACAGATATTCATAGTATCGATAAATTTGTTGGAGGTATCAGATCCAATATCTTCTTTTCTTATTTTTGGGTAATAATTATAGGTTACTCCACCAACTATAACCTTTTCAGTTTCAATAGTAGATGATAATCTAATCTTGGTAGCAAACTCATTATAGAATGTATCGATTGGGTACCGTGTAATAAGAATCATTCTATCTTTAATAGCTTCTTCACAAGCTATATAGATTACATCACACCAAGTTATAGGTCTAGCTATCTTTTCTTCATCTGTAATTTCATCAAAGAAATTACCTCTAAATACCATATCATAAACTACTTGTTTACCATTTACTTTACATACTAAATCAATCGGTCTAAATCTATCAGAATAACCATGAATGAATCTATCTAATTCTTTCTTTAAGACTTCATCAGAGAATTGCAATTGATAGTCTTCTACCTCTGCATATGTAGGATTTCCTTTTTTATCTAATACTAAATATTTAGTATTACCAATGAATTCATTCTCAAAGAATCTTCTCATATGAAAGATAACAAATGGGAAAAAGTTTGCAGCTGCAGATGTCATAGGTAATACAGAGTAATCAAAGTCAGCTCTAAGTTCACCCATAGTTTCTACATCCAATTTAGGTGCAGACATAACTAGACGGGTTGCATAGTCTGTAGTCTTAGATAAATTAGCACGTCTAATTACACCGAATTTACCTGGCAAACCACCATTAGGATTACTATCTGTACCAGTACCAAACCATTTATAGATTTCGATTAGCCCTTCTTGAAGTCTACCTTCAACGGATTTGCTAATACTAAAACCGTAGTCTTCAGAATCACCAATAGCTGATGCTGATACCATTACATTGATATATAATTTATTAATATCCCCTACAGATATCTTACCACCATCTACTTTAATATCTCTAAAGAATGGTGGGATTACAATAAGTTTATCTGTAAAGAAGTTCTTTCTATTAGCATTCAAGAACTTGATATATCTTTCACGTTTAATAGAATCAGTTTCTCTAAATTTAATCTTATCTAGATTCTTTCTTAAGAAATCAATACCATTATCCCCTTTAGGATCTTCTACTATATTACCAGATTTATCTATAGAGTAAGTTCCAATACCATGAATAACAGATTTAATCTTAGAATCTACTTTACCCCAGATTCTATAAATTAATGGTTGTAGGAATTTCTTCTTTAAACTAATATAAGCAAATGTACTTGCTCTAGATTCTTTAGTTATACCAAAGATTGTATTAGATAATAATCCATCATTAGTTGGATTACTAGATGTATCAAATATAACTGGATTAGTTATTTCGACTAAGTTATTCTTCTTGACAAAATCATCCACATCAAGAAGAGATACTTGGAGATTATCTTGTCTAATTTGGTCTTTTAATAATGCCATATGTACCTCCTTATGAATTATTTATATGTGGAACAAAAAACGAGTTAGTGCATTTATTGCACTAACTCGATTGTGTTTATTATCGCATAGTTACAATAATTTTACATGGATCACCAAAATCTCTAACAATATCTACCACTATAGGATGACTCATACCATTATTACTATTAACTGTAATGGTATTCTTATATTCATCTACTAAGGAGTCGAATAATGTAGAATCTGTAGTATAGATAATAAATTCAATACGATTCTCATAGATAACATGATCAATCTTTGAATGTAATAATCCATGACCTTTTAATATACTGTATAGTAGACTAGATTCGCCAAAGTAATCTACTATCTGTTTTCTCGTTTGTTCGCAGTCTCCATTGCCGAATTTGCAGAAAAATTCGACGATATCCATTTATATAAATCCCCTTTTGTATTAAAGCATTCCTTCAAGAGCATCTTCAAAGCGTGCCATATCTTCCCTTGTCATCGCTGGCGTTTCAGTCTTAGTACCTTGGTCAGGTGGAACTAATCCAGCTTGTGGATGACCTCTATAGGCAGCTTGCATATACTTATATTTTTGCTCTTCATCTTTTTTATGTTTTTCTTTTTCAGCAGCTGCATCGGCAGCTTCTCTACGATCTCTAATAAATTTATATAGAAGCATCAAATCACCTATAGGCATATTCAATGCTTCTATAATACTTAATCTACCTCGATATTCGTAACAAACATTATCAACTAATTGCATTAGTCGAGCATGTGAATCAACCGATGCCGTGTAAAAACAAGTTCTTGAGCATTCATAGGAATGGCTTCAATTTCTGCACCGCATTTAGGACATGTAGCTGCAGGTACTTGATAAGAAATATTAATATCTTTACTATTTTCTTCTAAGTATTTAGTGATATGAGATTGAAGTTCTTTAAATTCATATGCAGATAACTTAGACAAGATTTTATAAATACCTTGGATACGATATTTATAAGTTTTAACGATATCGTTAGGAGCTGTGTTAAATTGAATAGGAATCAATTCTTCATTGTCTTCATCAATTTCATATACTGTAGAGATACAGTGGGAGATATTGATGATACCAGCGTATTTTTCACGGAAACCTTCATTTAATAGACGTTCTTCAAACATAGAGTTGTAAATTTTAGGAATTACAATACCGAATGCATAGTCACCATTAGCTACATAAATTTCTTCTTCAAACGTTGGAGGGAAAGAAGGATCTTTAGCAATGGTTTTATTGAAAGTTTCTTTATCAGCTTCTGTTTCAAATTTAACCATATCAATGATAGGTCGTTTTTCGGTATAGAAGTGTTTACATTTAGGGCAGCTAAATGGAATGATATTAGAAGTACTGAAGTTAGCATTATATAATGCAAAGAATAAATGATTCAAGTCTTGATAGTTCAATAACTTCAACCATGCTTCCATATCCATAGTACGACATTCAGGTGCTAGATGTTTATATAGAGTGCTGAATACTGTACGAGCTTTACCAATATCATTTGCAGAATCAGTATATGGATTGATTTCATCCATTTCGATTGCAGATAATGGAGTCATAGAGATAGATACACCAGTGGCAAATAATCCCCATTCATAGTATTTCTTTTCAACTGGTTTAGATAATACTTTAGTGAATGCTACAGGACGTTTACGTACACGGAATTTACTAATATCAGGTTTACGTTCACCTACTTCGTCTAATTGTTGACGAAGTACACGAGCAAACTCTTCCATATTACGTTGCTGTTGTTTTTCTTCTTTAATACGTTCAGCTTCTTCTTTATCTTCATCAAGACCAAGATCTTCTAATAGTTCATCATCATAGAATAATTCATCTTCATCAGATTCTGCAACTTCTACAGATGGAACTACTGCATCAGATACATCTACTGGTGTAGTATCAATAGCTGGAGTAGTAGTTGCTGCTGTAGTTATATTATTTACAGCATCTGCAGCATTTTCATATTGTTCGAATTCACGTTCAATATCATCTTCAGGAAGAAGATTATTAATACTAGTAGAAGCTTTGATTTCATCATCAGATAAAACGTGTTCTTCTTCATCACGACGAATTGCTTCACGATCTTTATCTGTCAATTCAGGATTAAGATCTAGAGATGGATCATATTTAGAAACTACTTGAGGATTTTCTTCACCCATAGCTTTAAGATCTTCATATTCACGACGCATATCATGAATTTCTTTCAATGCAGGTTTGAAACGACGTTCAATAGCACTAGAAATACCATTATCTAATTCATCTATCAATTCATCACGTGCTTCTTGAGTTGCATCTGTTTTACCAGAAGGAACGATAGCACTAATATCAGCAGATTGTAGATTTGCTTCATCAAATGTAGGTACTACAGGAGTAGTTGGTTGAGTTTCTTCAACTGGTTTTTCTTCAGTAGTAGGAGTAGCTTCTTCTACCACTGGAGTTTCGGAAGCTTTTTCTTCTTCCATTTTTTCTTTCATGAGGTCTGCTAGTTTTACTTGTTCAGACATGGTTCCTCCTAAATTTCATCATTCATCAACATTTTTAAAGTTAATTTATCTCGATCATAGAAATATCTAAATTGATACTGGTCAACTGTCATATCTATAATCATTATATTTTCTCCATTTTTAGAGAAACCTATATTAACTTCGACCGCTACAGTATTATCAAGATAATCCTTTATTTGATCTTTGATAGCCTGACTGAGTTCAATAACTCTATCAGACTGCATATATCTATATTTACTAATTAAACCTAAGCCCATTTCTGGACTATGAGTTATTGTACCTGGCTCTAAAAGCATTAGTCGCATAATTAGAGTGCCAAATGCATTAAAATTCTTATATGTGAGTGGAGTTTTATAACTGTCAGTAGATAAAGAATATTCCTTTAATAAAGTAGGGACTTCTTTAGTCTTTGCAGTTATGAAAGTAATATCATCTGCCACGATAATCTCTCCTTTCATATTAATATATTACTACTTAGTTCTAGGGTTTAAAATATACACAAATAGCTATTTTTAACATAGCATTAAATTGATATACACTCATAAGGAGGATACAATGGCAACTGAACGAAGAATAGCTTGTCCGTTATGTCGACGTAAAGACTTCAAAGACAAGTTAATCAGACACATAGAAAAAGATCATGAAGATATTATCGGTGAAATATCTGCCGAGCAATTCTTATATGATAAAACTCACCCAGGTTCTGGTAAATGTATCGTATGTGGTAATAAAACAGACTGGAATGAAAAGACTGGTAAATACCATAGAGTATGCTCTAATCCTAGATGTAAGGAAGAATTAAGAGCTAAGTTTAAAAAGAATATGATTAGAGTACATGGTAAAGTATCTCTATTAGATGATGCTGCTCATCAAGCTAAGATGTTAGCTCATCGTAGTATTAGTGGCACCTATGTATATAGCGATGGTACTAAGTTTACTTATACTGGATCTTATGAGCATAAAGCTATAGAATTTATGGATAAAGTTCTTAACTGTAACTCTAAAGATATTATTATGCCTGGTCCAGTTATTGATTATACTGACCAATATGGTAATTCTAGACAATGGATTACGGATATTTACTACGTTCCTTATAATTTGATTATCGAAGTTAAGGACGGTGGAGATAATCCTAATAATCGTCAAATGGATGAATATCGTGCTAAGCAGGTTAGTAAAGAAACTGAACTTATCAAGCTAGGTGAATATAATTATTTACGTCTAACTGATAATAAATTTGTCCAACTCATGGAAGTATTAGCATTACTTAAAGATCAAGAGATTAATGATCCTACTACAACTAATAAAGTTATTAGAATCAATGAATCTGCTGTATATGATGATGGTGGATTTGTCTTATCTAATATGGAAGAATTTGAAGAGGATACAGATAAAGGTAAATATATCTTTGCAGTAGATGCATCAAATGTTGAATATGTTAAGAGTGTCTTACCTGATAACTATCCTGATAATATTAAATATATTAATCTAGATAAGATAATAAACTATCTATTCTATAATACATGGGTAGATATTACTGATGAAGATGATATCACAGATAAGATGACTAAGGAATACTTTGCAAGAGTTTATCCTAACGTAGATCGTGTTAATATATTCCCTAACGCAAATATAAAAGATCTAAATCTTAATATGACTATTGACGAAGTATATATTGAATTGGCTAAAATGCTTAGATTCTTCATGTATAATCTTAGAGGAGAAAATAGAACTATCTTTATTTTAGATAAATCTTTATATGCATATTTAGTAGATCAATATCCTAATATAGTTAATTATGCTACAATATATTTTGGATCAATGTCAACTGCATTATATAAGACGTATAATAAACAAATCCCTCAAGAATATGATATCATTAGACGTCTATCTGACTTAAAAGAATATGCTGCTAGAGAGCACATGGGTGTTGGTGCTATAGGTGGCATTGTTGGTACAATGGATGGTAATATGCTAGTCCAATATACACCACATAGACATTCATTCAGTGGAGAGAAAGATGGCTTTGGTGTAGTTGATGATAAGAGGTCAACTAAACTTAGAGTTAAATCTGATAATGATGAAACTGAAATAGTAGATAAAGAACCATTCTTACAAGATAAATTCTATAAGTCTTATAGGCATAAACGAGATAGAGTTACTTGGGAGAATGCTATCAATCTATATGAAGAAATCACTGGTAAAGTTATGCTATCTAAAGATCAATTAGAATATGATGATGACTTTACAGAATCTGACTTAGATAGAGATAATAAGTTAACTCTAATGAATGCTATATATAGTATTGAATCTGAATTGTATGATACATCTCTTCCATTATGTGATATTCTAGATGTAAATACAGCTAAGTCTAAGCTAAAAGAATTCCCTGAAGGAACCATGATTATGGAAGATAATAATGGATACTTTGCAATAGACTTAGAATCTAAAATAAGAACTAAATCATATAAGATTATTCTAGAGATTGAGGCTCCGGCTTTTGTTAAGACTAAAGATATGCTAGAAGAGGATGATGATGCTAGTGATACCAATAATAAGAAGGTAAAAGAAGTTAATGATTCTGGTATGTATAAAGTACTTGATGATAAATATTCTTCTGAAGACCAATTAATGGATGACTGGAATGATTATAATAGTTTATCTGCTGAGATGAAACGTCATAGTGATGATAAGTCTATTGAAATCTATGGTAAATCTAACGTAGAACGATTTAAAGAACTTCGTTCTAAGTACCTTAACTCTGAAATTCCTTATGATGATTTAGCATTAAGTGAATCTGGATTACAATTATCTGATTTAGATAGAGCTAGAGATTATGGTATTGAATTGCGTGGTAAGAAACGTGAAACTGAATATCTTAAATCTTGGTCATTAAACTCTGGTATCTTTATAGTCTTACCTTGTGATACTGAAGAGGAATTAGAAAAACAATGGCATGATGTACAATCTATGGATATCTCCTTAATTCGTATATCTGATATGCGTCTTATGGAAGTATTTGGTTGTAATAATGAAACTATGTATAACTTCCTAAAGAGTGTATTCACTAGTAATGGATTTGATGATTACTATTACTTCCCTATAGTTGAATCTGCTATGGAAGATGTACAACCAATTAGAAATCTACCTAATACGATACCATTCTATATTCCACATGAAATCGAAGTATTCAAACGTAATAGCACATTCGGTGATATGCCTAGCAAATGGAAAGATAAAGCTGATGAATGGTTAAGAGATTATAAAAAAATCTATGAAGGTAAATCATATGATAAGAAAGTTATTTTAGACTGGATGTCTAATGTAAGATACCTAAGTCTAGAATATGCTAGAACTCAATCAGATGAATTAAAGCAAGCTTTATTAGAATTTGGTTGGAATCCTTATATGGAATTCAATTCAGTTAATATGACTAAAGCATATAATAGAGCTAATACTATATATCATAGAAGTATGACTTCTAAGTTATTACAAGAAAAAAGTATTGGCTTTGAGTTTGATGCTAGAGGAAACTTATTTGTTAAGAACTTCTTAAAGAATAAGAGTTATCAATCTGTCTATATGGAATCTCATAGATTGCTTATGGAATATGATAGAGCTAAAAATATTGAAGGAATGAAATATGAACTAGCTAAGATGTACTATCTAAATCTTAAGATTAGTGAAGATCTAATTAAACAAGATCGTACTAAGAAAGATAAAGAATTAGTTAAGATTAGAGCTAGAGTATTAAATGATTTCCATAAATATCTTAAGGTAGTACTTAAGAATGATAAACAATTTAACTTCTCTAATTACTATCAACGTAGTGAGTTCTGTGATGACTCCTTTGTTATTACAGCACCAACTCTCAAACATGCAGGTAAATATGCTAAAATAGCTATGAAAGTTTTATAATATAATGAGTCCTACTTACTAGTTAAGTAGGACTCTCTTATAATATCATTCATTCATATATTATAATCTTGATCGAAGGAGGTGAATATGAATTGGATATGTATAACGTCGGTCAAAAGCTTTGTAAGAAAGATAAGTTCGGACAAATAACAGAATTGTACCGAATAGTATCTCGTAAAGACAAAGACTTTTATAAAGTTACTCCTGTAATAGGAGATAAGTTACTTATTGATAAGTACAAAACAGATGAGTATATACCTTTAGAGATACATTGTAAGATGTTTTTCGAAGTATGTACTTTAAAGAATGGGGAGAAAGAATTATGTATTAGTATCTACTGCCCATATGAAGCAACGAATTATCCTTACTATACTAGTCGACTTAATATTGATAATCCTATGGATAATAAGAAATTTGGCAAGTTTCTATGTAAAGATGAATTCGAAAATGACAGTTCAATGAGACAATATAAACGAGCATATGATCTAATGATGTATGACATTGCACATAAAGACTATGCTTTTAGTGTAGATCTATATCTAAATGATCCATTGAAGAATATTGTATCATTTGTCAAATTAGACCCTAAGGTCTGTGATACTCTTATTTCCATTTGTGATAGTCGTGGATTAGAATATGATAATATAGACCAAGCTATTAAGATAGCTTTACAAAATATTCTATTCATGTACTGGTTCCATTATAACTTCAGAGTAATCAATGTATTATTTGAAGTTAAAGATGGTGCTCAATTACGACCTGGTGACTTATTTGCTCTTGAAGCTATAGTACAAGATCGTATAGTAGATTATACTATCGTTGAATATTATCATGATATCTTATTATATAAGGCTAAAGGTAACTTCTTCTTTATCCAAGATAGAAATGATCGTACTTTCATAGTTAAATATGTTGGTATGGATGATCTACCTGGATTACATGTCTTTTAAATTTAGATATATTGATATATTATAATGGTGAAGTTAGGTGATTAATATTTACTATGATCCTAACAGTAGAATAAATTCTTTTATTTTAAAGGAGGACATAGCTATGTCAAATCAATTAGTAAATGGAATTCCAAAAGTCGACAGCGGATTCCAATCTTTAAGTGAAGTGCTTCAACGTGCTTCTCGTGAAACTCGTCGAGATGAAAAAGGAAATGACAAAGGGGATAAAAAGCGTATTGAGCTTAAAGTTACTCCTGAAGTTTTTGAAAGCGATTACAAAACAAAGACAATTAGTACAAGTGAATTATGTGAACTTCTCACTAATCGCCTTGGTAATGTATTTGCTGATTACGTAGGCTGCCGTGATATCGTATTCACAAATAGCCCACAAATCGGTATAGGATTAGTATTTGAATACAATGGCTCTGATAACGAACACGATACTCGTTTGAAAGCTGTTGAACGTTTCGGTTTCGATAATGTAGGTGAAAATGCATCTACTAAAGAATTGGAAATGGTAGCACGTTATAATGGTGCATCTGATATCCGTTCTTCCGTTAAAAACGGTACTGTTACGGAAACTGCAATGGGTTTCCGTCTTACTAACGATGCAATTGATATCTTAAAAGATACAGTTATTGACTTTGGTAAAGACAATGCAAACCATGATAACTTCCGTAACCAATGTGTATCTTATGCATTAGCATCCGATGGTATTCATAGCAATCTAGTTGTTTATGGTGCTACTATTGAATCTATCTTAGGTTTCATCTATGGTAACCAATATGACTATGTAGTAATCCCTGGTGCTCCAGTAAATACTAATAGCTATTCTGGTCGTTTATTGGAAATTAAACAATTACATCCAGATACAACTAAGAAATTGCTTCGTAAATATGTAAGCCGTCAAGTTGTATCCGATGGATTATTCCGTCCACAAAAATAATTAAATTGTAATATGGCTGGGGATTAATTTCCCCAGTCTATTATTTTTTGGAGGATATAATGGAGTTTAAGTTTAACATTAATCCAGAAGGTATTGATGAAGTCTTTGATGAACGTGGTAATACAGTTCTCAAGATTTCAGAAATGAGCTGGAATGATAGAGCTTATAAGCTCGAATTACGTAAGTGGGTCGTTCAATCTGATGGGACTATGCAACCTAATAAAGGTTTCTCTTTCCTAACAGATCAAGGTCCACATGATTTAACTCATGTCTTATTAGAAAAAGGATATGGGGATAATCAAAAAATTAAGGAAATCATGGAATCCCGTGGTGTCGAATTAGACATCCCTGTAACTGAGAAGGAAGAAAAACAAGATACTCAGGATTTCTATGATCCTGAGGATCTAGTATAGGTGATCAAATGTACAATCATAAACAGTTAGATATCGTATATGATATCAAAAGAAAAATGTTAATGCAATCTTATTGGGATAACGAATATATTAAAGTATTCCCAGGATTTTCCTTCTGTGAAGAAGGTAGATATGTTTGGCAGCAAGGTAATCTTAGCAATGATGAGGTATTCTTATCTAATTTACGCACATACTATACAAGTGATAAGGATACTATCTTAGGATTCCTTACGGCTCAACAATATAAATTCTTAATGGATAACATTGACCTTTTCCATACTGTTTATCGTATTGGAGACAATTTGGTCGTAAGCTTGATCTAAACGCAATATTCATATAATACTTACCCATAGGAGTTGATCTCCTATGGGTATAACTTTTATTTAATAAGGAGACAAAATCATGAAAACATCTAAACTTTTATTAACAGCAGTTATTTTAACTTCTCTAAGTGCAACTGGATTTGCAGTAGATAATACAGTTGGTACTGGTAATGGTATTGCATACGGTACAGGATCTGTAGCTAATAATACTAAAGATATTGCTATTGGTAAATCTGCTAAAGTAGAAAACTATGTAGGACAAAATGCTAGTATTGCTATTGGTAATAATGCTCATGTAGAAAATATGTCTGGTGGTGTTGAAGCATCATTATCTTTTAATCAAACACCTTATAGTGGTAATGATTTTTCTTCTGCACGTATTCCAGCAGATGTAAATAGAGCTGGTACTGGTATTGCTATTGGTAATAATACATATGCTCGTACTGGTAGTACTATGGTTGGTAATCATAACTATATTGGTAAAATTGGTGATGTGGATATGAATACTGATACTAATGGTACTCGTGCACAAAACTTAAATGCTTACAGTACAACTATTGGTACTAATAGCTTTAGTAATGGTGCTTTGACTACTAATACTGGTACATTCAATATTATGTCTAGTTCCTATACAGGTGGTCGTTTCTCTACGCCTTCACAAAACTTTGGTTCTACTATTACTGGTACTTTGAATAGTATTGAATCTAAGACAGCAGCTGGTGTAGGAAGTGGTTGGTTTGCAGATAGATCTTCTGTAGGTGTAGCTAATACTATCAGTGGTGTTGCTAACCGTACTGCTAATACAAATGGTTCTCTAGTATATGGTGCTGGTAATGAGATTACTAACTCCATTACATCTTTAGGAAATGTTGCAAAAGCTACAACTGATGCGGCTGAATTTGCTGGTAAACTACGTGATGTTATTAAGACTAATAATGGTGGTGGTGCTACAATGGCAATCGGTGGTGGTAACAAAGCCGATTGGGTATTGCGTACATCCATCATTGGTGTTAATAATACTGTAACTGGTACTAATGGTAGTGAAGCAACTGATAACTTTGTAGCAGGTGTTAGTAATACTGTAACTAATGGTACTAATGATATTGTAGTTGGTAACAACCGTAATATCAGTGGTAATCATTCTGTTATCTTAGGTAGTATTGATACAACAACTGTAATGAATAATTCAGATGTAGTTGCAGTAGGTCATAATAGTAATGTATTAGTTGATGGTGGTGTAGCTATCGGTGCTAATTCTGTGGCATCTACCGCTGCAGGTCAAATTGGATATAGTGCGTCTGGAAATACAAATTTCACTTGGAAGTCCACTGCATCTGCTGTATCTGTAGGTGATACTGCTAATAATATTACACGTCAAATTACATCTGTAGCTGCTGGTACACAAGATACTGATGCAGTTAACGTAGCACAATTAAGAAATGTATCCGAAGGATCCATTAGCCAAGCTAAATCCTATACAGATTCTCAAGTATCTAAAGTAGGTGCAGCTTCTGCAGCATTAGCAGGATTACATCCATTAGATTTTGATCGTAATGATAAATGGAGTTTCTCTGTTGGTGTTGGCAATTATAAGAATTCTAGTGCAACTGCTATTGGTGCATTCTACCGTCCTAATGAAAATACAATGTTTAATATTGCTACTACATTAGGTGGTTCTAATAATATGATTAGTGCTGGTGCAAACTTCAAGTTTGGTCAAGGTACTAAAAAATTAAGTGCATCCAAACAAGTTGATTTGGAAAAACAAGTTCAAGATCTTACTCAAAAGTATAATGACTTGAATGAAAAATACAATGCATTGATGGCTAAACTAGAATCTAAATAATATAATAATCCCCATAGGAGTTAAACTCCTATGGGGCATTTATTTTTTTTGTAATAGTATATATATATAT